AACTTATAATGGCTTACACAACTATCAATAAATCATCAGATTATTTTAATACTGTAACATACACAGGAGATGGTAATGCAACTCAAGCAATTACTAATACTTTTCAAACAGATTTTTCTTGGATTAAACACAGAGGAACTACTGCAGCTCATACATTACAAGATGCAGTAAGAGGATTTAGTGAAAGTAAAAAATTATCTTCTAATTCTACTGATGCTGAAAATAATGCTTCTGGTGCAACTTGGGGAGATTATGGTGGAGTAAGTGCTGTTGGAGCAACAAGTTTTACTGTATATAAAGGTTCACAAACACCTTATCAAACAAATGAAAGTGGTGCTAATTATGTTGCATGGAACTGGAAAGCAAATGGTGCAGGTTCAGCTAATACAGATGGTACTATAAACTCTACAGTTTCAGTATCAGCTACAAGTGGATTTAGTATTGTTAAATGGACAGGAACTAATGCTAATGCAACAGTTGGTCATGGATTAGGTGTTGCACCTAAAATGATTATAATTAGAAGATTAGAGAGTACTTCAGATTGGGTTGTTTATCATAGTTCAGTAGGAAATACTTCTAGATTAGTTTTAAATAGTACTGGTGCATCAAGTGCAAATTCAGCTTTTTTTAATAATACTTCTCCCACATCTACTACTTTTAGTGTGGGGTCAGATGGTGGAAGTAATGGCTCAACTGATAATTACATAGCCTACTGCTTCGCAGAGAAAACTGGTTATAGCAAGTTTGGTTCTTATACTGGTAATGGTTCTACTGATGGAACATTTGTTTATACAGGATTTAAACCTGCGTTTGTTATGGTTAAAAATACAGAAACAAGTAGTAATGCTTGGAATATGTTTGATGCTAAAAGAAGTCCATTTAATATTTTAAATGCAAGGTTATATGCTAGTGCAAATGCTAGTGAAGGAACTGGTAATATGTGTGATTTTCTTTCTAATGGAGTAAAATTTAGAAACACCGATAGTGATTGGAATTCTACTCATAAATTCATCTACATGGCATTTGCAGAAGCACCCCTAGTAGGAACTAACAACGTACCATGTAATGCGAGGTAAATAGAATATGACAAAAGCAAGAGATTTAGCAAATATAATATCTGGTGGTTTTACAGTAGACGATATTCCAGATATTCCTGCAAGTAAAATTACAAGTGGTACTTTTGCTGATGCAAGAATAGCAGATTTATCAGCTAGTAAATTAACTGGCTCTATAGCAGACGCTAGATTACCTGCAACAGCTTTAAATAGTAATGTAGATTTAACAAATCTTTCAGCAAGTAATTTAACAAGTGGAACAATACCTACTGCTAGAATAACAGCTTTACCAACTGGTTTAGGTGGTAAGGTAATTAACTACTATTCAAATGTAATTACAACTTCAAAATCCGTTTCTGGCTCAACAACAACTGCCATTCAATCTCCAAATATTACTCCATCATCTACAAGCAGTAAATTTATTATAACACCTACTATTAACTGGAGTTCAACTAATCCTAATGGAGCAATCTTTTTGTATAAAGAATTATCTGGATATAATAATTTATCTCCTGTTCAAGCAATATCTGGTCATTTTGGTTCAACTGGTAATGTTAAAGATTTAGATGAAGAAAATGGAAATAGTTATACAATGGAAACTTGGTCGCAAACATTTATTGATAGTCCAAACACTACAAGTCAATTAAATTATACTTTGAGAATTTCTGCAGGAAGTGGTCAAACAGTTTATGTTAATAGAGCAAGTTCTAGTGATGCCTATAAAGCAGTATCAACAATATCAATATTGGAGTTAAGTTCATGATAGACGTAGCAAAAGCAATACACAAAATTAATCCTGATGCTAGTTTTATTGTTAAAGATAATGACGTAAATGAAATAGAATGGCACAATGGAACAACGCCAATATCAAAAGAAGATATAGAAGCTAAGTTGACAGAACTACAAGCAGAGTATGATGCTAACCAATATCAAAGAGATAGAGTTTATCCATCAATACAAGAACAGTTAGATATGCAATACTGGGATAAAGTTAATGGTACTACTAACTGGGAAGATGCTATTGCTAAAGTGAAAGCAGATACACCTAAACCATAATGCCTAGAAAAAAGATAACTCCAAAAGAATATAGCGAAGTCGCTACTGGAGTTAGACTTTCTAGCCATGAGAAACTTTGTGCTGAACGCATGAATAACATCTTGAAAACTTTAGAAGAAATGAAACGAGAAGTTAAATCGTTAAGACAAGATGTTTCTATGGGTAAAGGTGGACTTAAAGTTATCCTAACTATAGGTACACTAATAGTTGGAATTATAGGTTATTTTAACTTTAAATAATTACAAACACATCATTGAATGAAATTTATACTAGCGTTTAGTATTTGCTCTGCAATTACTGGATTTTGTAATAACACAGCAACTGTACCAACAGAATACAACAGTTGGACTGAATGTGTAAATGGTGGTGCAAAAATAATAACTACATTTACAGAAAGATACGAAACAAAAATGAACGAAGAAAAATTATACGTTTCATATTTTTGTAACGAAATCAAAAACGAAAAAATTTAAAGAGGAGACAACATGATAATATATGGTTACACGCCAAAGATGTGGTTAAACAGAGGTTTAAGCTACATTAAAAATATGGATAAAAGAATTATAGCTTTATTTATAGCTTGGTCGATAATTTTATGGGTAATGTAACATGTGGTTTGCATTATTAAAAAACCCTCTTACTAAGATTATCGCTGAAAAAACATTTGGTGCTATTTCTCACAAATTACAAAAAGATAAAATTATTAGAGAAAAAGAGTTAGATGCAGCTTCTCAAATTTCAATAGAACAAATTAAACAACAAGAGCATTCGTGGAAAGACGAATGGTTATGTTTATTTTTTACATGTCTCATGGGATTTCATTTCGTGCCATACTTCCAAGACACAATGGAACGTGGGTGGCAAATACTAGGAAACGCTGACCCTATGTTCTGGTACATAATATTAACAATAGTAGGTGCATCATTTGGTGTAACTACAATGAATAAACTAAAGAAAAAATGATTGATAAGTTTATCTACACATTCTTTGGAAGTATCGACAGGATATTTGAAAAATTAAATAAGATTGTAGATGATGTTTACACTTTTGATTTCCCTAATTGTAAAAATAAAAAACATGAGAGACATAAAAAAATTAACAGAGTTCACAAAAAATAAAGAACATAAAAATAAAGAAATGAACTTGTTTAAAAATCTTAAAAAAGAAGTTTCTGTAAATGGAAATGGAACTAGAGAATACGTTATTAAAAAAGGTATTAACAAAGGAAAAATTGCCAAATGAAAATTAGTGAAAATACATCTGTAAGTATGCCAATACGTAATATGGCTATGATAATTTTTGGTGTAGTAGCAGGTGTAATTGCATATACTGAACTAACTGGTAGATTAACATCATTAGAAACTTCTAGAGAATTATTTACAAATGATTTGCTTAAAAAATCTGAGCAAGTACCTACTGACCAAGAACAACATTTTTTATTAGAAGACCTTTATAAAACAGTGGAGAAATTACAGTCTACTCAAGAAATGAATATGACTAACAAAGTCAATATAGAATTTTTAAAATCACAACTTGAAAAAGCATTAGAAGATATTGAACATCTTAAAGATAAGGTAAGACAAAATGGAAACGGTTATTAGCACAGTTGTGGCTCTTTGTATGTTTGTTGCAGGTGAATTAACTGAACACAGAATACAACCTGCTATGTCAGATTGCTTAAAAGGCAAACGTGTTGCAGAACGAACAGCCAATAATAACATCCAATACAAATGCGGAAAAGTAAAAGTTGAACTTGAAAAAAATATAGACGGCAGTAAAGCCATTAAAAAGATTATAGAATGAAACATATAATATTATTTATATATCATTGGTCAACCGTACTAAGTTCTTGGTCTTGGCAAAAACTTTATAGCAATAGAAAAACAGGATTAGGATATAAAAATGACAACAGATAATAAAAAAAGAGTAAACTCTTTTGAAGCTAAGACAAAAGCGTTACCACAATTACTAGTAGATAAAGCATATGAAATGCTAACTAGTGGAGACAAGTTAACAGCCAGTGAATTAAAGGTTTGTTTAGACGCTTGTAAGACTTATGGCGTTGAGATTGAATCTAAACCTACAAACTCAATAACAGAAGATTTACCATTTAATGAAGAATAAAAAAACTAAAGATGTAGAACCTAGTGTTAAAAATTTTAAGAATTTTTTATACTTGGCTTGGAAACATCTATCACTACCAGAGCCTACAGAAATACAATACGACATAGCTGATTTCTTACAAGAACCAAACAAAAGAATAGTTATAGAAGCGTTTAGAGGAGTGGGTAAATCATGGATTACATCAGCTTTTGTATGTCATCAATTATTGCTAAATCCTCAAAGAAACATTCTAGTAGTATCAGCAAGTAAAAACAGAGCAGATGACTTTAGTACATTTACGCAAAGATTAATTTCTGAAATGCCTTTGTTAAAACATCTAACTCCTAGGGATGACCAACGTCACTCTAAGATTAGCTTTGATGTAGCACCCGCACGAGCTTCACACGCTCCCTCAGTTAAATCTTTAGGTGTAACATCGCAGCTTACTGGTAGTAGAGCAGATTTAATTATTGCAGATGACGTAGAGTCAGCTAATAACTCACAGACTCAGCTAATGAGAGACAGACTAGGTGAGACAGTTAAAGAATTTGATGCAATTATTAAACCTGATGTAGGACGTATAGTTTTTCTAGGTACTCCACAAACTGAAATGAGTTTATATAACTCAATGGGTGAACGTGGATATAAGACAAGAATCTGGACAGCATTATATCCTACTAATGTACAGAAAATAAACTTAGGTGAAAAATTAGCACCTATAGTTTTAGACAAATTAAACAAAGATAAAAAATTAGAAGGTAAACCTACAGACCCTAAGAGATTTGATGAAATAGACTTAATGGAACGTGAAGCGTCTTATGGACGTTCTGGGTTTCAGTTACAGTTTATGTTAGATACAACTCTAAGTGACTTAGAAAAGTATCCATTAAAATTAAATGACTTAATTGTAGTATCTGGGTTATCTTCATGGAAAGAGGCTCCCGCAAAGATACAATGGGCCTCTAGTACAGACCAAATTAAGAGTATAGATAGTGAATTACCTAATGTTGGCCTAAAAGGTGACTATTGGGTAGGCCCTATGTATACAAGCCCCGAACATGCAAAGTTTGAAGGCTCAGTAATGTCCATAGACCCCTCTGGTAGAGGTGCTGACCGTACTGGGTACTCAGTGGTCAAGATGTTACATGGAGTGCTGTATTTGACTCACTGTGGAGCATTAAAAGGTGGTTATAGCGATGAGACACTAGAAAGATTAAGTCAAATAGCTAAAGAACAAGATGTTAACTATGTGGTTATTGAGAGTAACTTTGGTGATGGTATGGCTACAGCCTTACTAAAACCTATAATGTCTAGAATACATCCTTGCACAATAGAAGAAGTAAGACATTCTAAACAAAAGGAGCTGCGTATTATAGATACGCTAGAGCCAGTTATGAACCAACACAGATTAGTTGTATCTCAAGAGATTATTAAGGAAGACTTTAAGTTAGACCCAGACCATCAACTATTTAAACAGATGACTAGGATAACTAAGGACAAAGGTGCTATTAAACACGATGATGCTATAGACGCATTGTCTATTGCAGTAGCATATTGGACTGAACGTATGGATAGAGACCAGGAATTGTCATTTAATGAACATAAAAACGACTTATTAAAGGTTGAATTAGATAAGTTCATGGAAAGTGCAGTTGGTCAAAAACCTAGGTCTACCAGGTGGATTTGATAAGGCCCCTTATTAGAACCAGTGGGGTAAGATGTCCCTATAGGTATACTAACAACGCACATACCACATATTACATACTAAAGGAGACTATATGTTAATTGAAATGTTACTATTGGGTTATATGCCCCTATATTTTGCCAAAAAAATGCGAAAGGGTATCATTATAATAAAGTCGCGCGTTTTCCCCCCTGGCGTGTAAATTGTGGGCCGTTCTTGATTTGTTCTACTTGTTTTTTCTAGGTTTCAATCGGTTATATTAACCGTTGGTTGTCTTTGTTCTATCTTTTTTGTTTTTTTTTCGGCTTTGTTTTTTCGGTGGGGTCTATTTTTTTTCATGAGTCTTTAAACTTAAAGACAACACCAGGACAACACCAGGCAACCAGGGGCCACACCTAACGCCAGGCAACCAGGGCAACACCAGGCAACATAGAGACAACCACGGGCAACCAGGGGCCACAACTTAAAGCAACACACCAGGCAACATAGAGACAACACCAGGCCACGCCAGGGCCAGGCTCAATAGATATAAAGACAGCGTGGC